CTAATAATAGATTTCGATGCACTGCATCAAGCAATCTCAGGACTAAGTTCTCACGACCACGATGAGAATTTGATTGGATATGTCTATGACGCAAGAGATGCTCTACTCAATAGAGTGTTAGACAAGGGTCATACGCAAACTGTTTGGATTATTCACTCAGCTCCTACAAAAGCTGATAGACGCAAATTCGTTGATGAGTTTGGAGCTGAATTAATCCATATTGAAGCTTCTAAAGAAGAATGTTTAGAAAGAGCTGCAAAAGAACGACCTGAGTCGTGGATTGAATACATCAATAACTGGTTTGAAAGATATGAACCTGAAGATGTTCAATCTGAGACAAGGGAGCATATAGAAGTCCCCCAATACATTCAAGATAATGCAGCTAGAGGTCTTGAATTTTATGAACAAGGTTTTGGTGGAGATGGATTAGTCGATGCCACCATAAACGATGCAAAAGATATGGCTAATGGAAAAGTTAGTCACGAGAAAGCCAAGAGTATGAATGCTTGGTTCTTGAGGCACATATCTGATTTAGATTCTGACGATGCAAGAGACTTCCTTAGTGGAGAAAGCGATAAGCCTTCTAAAGGGCAGACCGCTTGGCTTTTATGGGGAGGCTCAATTCAAGAAGCAAATCAGATGGATGCTCAGAAGTGGGCTGAACGCTTTATAACGCTATTGGAAGAAGATGGTACAGGAGGAAGGATGACGAAAATAAAACTAGACAAAGTATTCACTTCTGCTCCAAAGCAAGTGAGACCAACACCTGAACACGATATTAGATTCGTAGCTAATCAGTTTGAAATTAGAGCCTTAGAAGGTTCAAAAGCAAACATCACTGGCTATGCGTCTGTGTTCAATAAGAAATCACAAGTATTAGGTGGCGGTTTCGTTGAAGTCATCAACAAGGGAGCTTTCAAAAAGACCCTACAAGAAAGAGGAACACAAACCTCAAGAGATGACATCAAAGCTTTATTCAATCACGATACTTCTTTAGTTCTCGGCTCAAAAAGAGCAGGAACTCTAAAACTTGCTGAAGACAAACAGGGTCTTCATTATGAAGTGAGTTTAGATTTAGACATTCCTCATCACAGGTCTGCCTATATGATGATTGAGCGTGGCGATGTCACGAACTCATCATTTGGGTTTGATGTCCTTGATGAAACTTGGAGTGTCCCTGATGACTCTAAAGAGCCAGTAGTTCGAGAAGTCTTAGAAACTAGATTGTATGAAGTTTCTCCAACAGCATTCCCTGCTTATCAGGATTCAACTGTTATGGCAGAACGAAGCTTTAGAAACTTAGCGCAGATGAGTGGTTTAGATTTGAACGACCTCATAGATGCTAATAACAATGGAGAATTGAAATCACTACTTCAAGAAGAAGAGGAAGTTATTTTCAACGCAGAAGCTAGAAAAAGACGATTAGAACTACTAAAAAAATCATAGAAATTTATTAGATTTAGAAAACAGATTCGTTGATAAAACAATTTGTTTTCGCCAACCAACAATAAGGAGAGGTCGATTATAAGTCGCTTCTCCACAATCTTAGGAGAAATAATGGCAATAGTTGAAAAACTATACGAAGAGCGAAATAATCTCTGGGAGCAAATGAAAGATTTGAACGACAGAGAAATCTCTGAAAATCGTTCACTTGATTCTGCTGAAAAAGAACAATGGGACAAGATGAATGACAGAATGTCTGAAATCGATGCTCGTGTTCAAGAGTTAGCATCTGTTGAAGAAGCTAATCAAAAATCAGAAGAAGCAAGAGACTTATTTGATTCCAAGCCAGTTGTAGAAGAAAAGAAAGCTGAAGTTATTACTGATGCTTCTATCCTTAGACAATTCGCAACAGGAGAAGTTCGTTCTCACAATTTTGAGAAAAGAGACTTAGACAAAGCCAACGATGGTGGTTTAGTCCCTCAAGGATTCTTTGACCAAATTATCGCCAAGTTAGACGAAAATGCAGCTGTTAGACAGTTCGCAACAGTCGTTCCAACTGGTGGTGGAGAAGATATCAAATTCCCACAAATCACAGCTTTATCCGCAGCTTCATTAGTTGCTGAAGGTGGAGCTATCGGAGAATCCGACCCTACATCAGCATCAGTCACATTAGGCGCGTTCAAATATGCGTATCTAGTTCAAGTTAGCTCTGAGCTACTTGCAGACGAAGGTGTTGATATAGAAGCTTTCCTAGCAAATGACGCAGGTCGTGCTTTAGGAAATGGTGCAGGTGCTGACTTCGCAATTGCAAATGGTTCATCAAAACCTAATGGCGTTATGAACGCTGCTGGAACTGGTGTCACTTGTGCAAGTGCTACAGTAATCACATCTGATGAGGTTATTGACCTCTATCACTCTGTGACTAGCCCATATAGAACAAATGGTGCTTGGATAATGAATGACGCTACTCTCAAAGAGATTAGACAACTCAAAGATTCCAACAACCAATACCTATGGCAACCTTCACTTCAATTAGGAAACCCAGCAACATTATTAGGTGCGCCAGTCGCAACTGATAGCAATATCGAGACAATCGCTACTGCTAAAAAAGTAATGGCTTGGGGAGATATGTCCAAATACTACATTCGTGAAGTAAATGGCATCCAAGTTGATAGAAGCGTTGACTATGCGTTCGCTAATGACTTAGTAACTTTCAGATTTATTTATAGAGCTGATGGCGACTTGTTAGATACAAATGCAGTCAAAAGAATGGTTATGGGCTAATCCCCTACATCATTCTATTTTCGTCAGGCAACTGATGAAAGGTCTTTGTCCAGCAATGGACACTGACTGGAATACTTGAAGGGTTTCCAAAATCCTTCACTATCCGACTCTTCGAGTGTTCCAGTGAGTAATAAGAGGAGAAACAATGAAAATCAAACTACTCGTGGATATGTCAGGTCTATACAATGGCAGTCCAATTCCAAAAAAAGGCGAAACTTGGGAAACAGACAAGAATAACGCAGTTGACCTTATTGAAAAAGGTTGGGCTGAAGCTATCAAGTCTGCTCCTAAAAAAACTGCCTCAGCTAAAGCTGGAAAAGAAAAAAGTTAATGCCTTATACCCAAAAAGGCAAAAAAAAGAAATCAAAATCCAAACCCAATAGGAAGTAAATATGATTGGTTATCAAGTAGCAAATGGCACAGGTCAAGTTGTCAAAGATTCAAAAGGGCGTATTGCTGTCAAAGCATTTGTCGATGGAACTCTAACTGACGCAGCAGCTGCGGTCACTGTGACTGTCACTGATGAAGGTGGAACAGTTGTCATTAATGCACAAACAGCAACAAAAGAATCAACAGGAATATATTTCTATGACTTAGGTATCGCTAACACAGCAGATGTCAATAAGTTGTATGCAGTATGGACTGGAACTTGGGAGTCAGTATCTCAGAAGCTAAGAAGCAATCACGAGATAATTGGTTTTCCAATATTCAGTGAAGCTCAAGCGAGAAGCTTTGATGTAGCACAGCTGACCTCAGCAAGTGACTATTCAGATGAAGCAATTCTTGATGAGAGGCAAAAGATAACTGAACTATTAGAACAATGGACTGGGGTTTCTTGGGTTTCAAGATATAACCGAGTGAAACTAGAAGGCGAAGGAGACAGAATAATCTCTCCACCTAGTTTTCATATAACAAAGGTTTTATCTTGCACAGTATTAGGAGAAACAGTTGCAACATCGAACTTTGAAATTGATAGCAATGCTGGATTCATCCACCGAAAGGATGGATTCTTTGAGAAGCCAACAAGTGCGTTTCCTCTTCCAGTTGTTATTGAATACGAATATGGATGGGACTACATCAGAAATGGAGTCGATAGAATCGGACTGAAATTATTAGTCGATAGAATCGTTGCATCAAATATCCCTGATAGAGCTACTTCCTTCAATGATGAACTTGGAAATATTGCTTTGGTCACTCAAGGTGGTGGATTCAAAAACCCTACGCGTATTCCTGAAGTGAACCAATGGATTGATGAAAACTCTGAACGAGTATTCGGAGTCTAAATGGCAATCAATTCAAAGATAAAAGTTCTGAGAGATAATCTCAAAACGCAACTTAGTGCAAGAGCTGCTCTTTCAGGTGTAGCGATATTCAAGTTCCCACCAGCGGATGAAGCTCCTAAAACAGAAATGATGTTTTTTGGAGATGCTTCGTCCAATATAGATTTTGAAACATTTGGGAAGTCATACTCAGAAGACTTAGATATCACAGTCTTTTGTTATGCACTCAAGCCTGGAGCTGGCGATTCGGTCGCAGCTGCTGCAAGAGATAGAGCGTTAGAACTCGCTCAAGAAGTTATAGACGAACTAGCAGATGACTCCACAATCAATGGAGCTGTGTTGGTTTCTAAAGTTAGAAGTTTCACTGAAGAGAATGGCTTGTCTGATGAAGGACGATTTTGTCAGATAGAAATTCAAGTAGAAGCTGAAGCAATACTATCGGAGTAAATTATGGCTAATAAAAAAATCAAATACTTTGCAAAAGTAGATTTGAACATCAAAGACAAAGATTTCCCAGCAGGAACTGAAATCACTGTCAAACAACCGCCTCGATGGATGGTTGAACAAGAACTCATAGTTCCTGAACACAAATTGAAAGAAGAGGAAGAATAATGGCATTCATTGCAGGAAAAAACTCAGGTGTTCTATTTGGAGCATTCGACCTCACAAGTTATTTCAATAATTTTTCATTTTCAAGAGATATGAATGCGATATCGACAACAATGTTTGGCGATGATAACGAATCTTATATAGAGGGTATATCTACAGCAAAC